CAGGATTGGCGTGAACGATATCAAGTATGTACTTGGTCAAATCCCCACGAATGGGTTTCTTGGTTTCTTGTGGTGCTGTGCTCATGGCATTCTCCTTTACGGTTGATGATTTAAGTGCTTCGCTATCCCATTGGTCTAGGATTTTGGTCATTTCGTCTTTTAAAGTTCCCATTTCAATACACTCCTTTCAAGTGTGTTTCTATACTTTCTAACATTGCTTGAACATCGTCCAAGTTCTCCTCATTGACCACCATAACGCGACCCTCGCTTTTACGGATACGATCAATGTTCTTTTCTTGCAATGCAGTGGTCTTGCCTTTGCCAGCCTTACACTCGATTGCAAAAAATCTTCCGCAGTAACACCCCACAATATCTGGGATACCCGCTGAACCATACCCCCCTGCCACGGGGTAAAAGAAATAAATGTCAGGGTCATGTTTTCTCAACATATCGACCACCTTCTGCTTAACTTTTTTCTCTGGTGTCATTTGCTAACCTCCTTTGCTTCTTAAAAAAATACTTGATTACTTGAATGTTCACACCGAACCGCTCGGCAATCTTCCGCATTGATTCACCCTGCTTGTGTAGGCTTAGTGCTCTTCTCTCATCAATCAATGTGGGTTTGCGCCCACTGCCCGGTCTTGCGCCACCTTTCATGTTTTCCCTCCAAACCCAAACGGGCATTTGCTTTCCTCGGACTCACGTACCCTGCGGTACTCGCGGTAGCGATTGAGGTTACTCAGCTTCTCGCCTTGCAAGTACTTGTTGAACTCCTCCCTTGTAACCATGTGATGGCGCAGATCAACCTCTCGCTCGGTCAACGCAGTCAGGTGTACCAACGGCTGACCAAACTTCAAGCGATGTGTGATCGTGGTTGCCCCCTTCACGAACAGTAGGTTTGTGTTCATGCTGTACTGGTACTTGAACTCAGTCGTACCCGGTAACAAGACGTAGCTGGATAGGCTTGGCATACTCCATGTCGGTTGCTCCCACTTGAAGTAAACATCTTCTTTACAGCTTGCTACCCAAGGGTTGTCAAACTTCATGTGGCAATAGTGAGACTCAGGCGCAAACGACCCACGCAATACAGCAGGGTGCTGGCTCATGGTGCTTGTGCTGTCAGAGAATTGCCCAGCCCAGTGCGGGTCACCAATAGCGCCCACCTCCAGCGTGTAGTCAGACCACAGCGGTTGAACGATGCCGTGCTTGTAGTGATCGACCAGACCCATGCACCGCTTCATGGTGGCAGTGGGGAACAAGCTGTTCTGAATGGGTATCTCCAGCTTCAAGTCCTTCCACCATTGCGGATAGAAGTGCGCCGCCGCCTTGGGCTTTGCCGCATCAAACACCATCTGCCGACAGGTGAACATATCCACCACCAGCTTGCGCTTCTTGATGAGAAAGATCATGTGTTCTTCTCCTTGAGTTTGGCTTCAATGGCTCGGGCAAAATAGATGCACCAATTCCTGTCGCCAACGATTTCATCAGGCACGCTGTTTTCGCAAGCAAATATTTGCTCATCCGTCAGCCCTACCCACTCACCCTTTGGATACAAAGGCCACACCTGACCCAGCGGCGTGAACAAGGGTGAGTCTCTGTCTGTGCTGACCACGCCGTTAGATGGGTCGTACCATGCTGTTGGCTTCATGGTTGATTCCCCTCCGTTGTCATAGCCTCTGTGCGGGGGCGGCTACAGCCCTTGCCGCAGCTCTCCGTGTAGTTCTTGGTCGTGGTCACCGTGCCGCCGCACTTGGTGAAGTAGTGCCAACTGGAGTTGTCGTAGAACCTGTAGACCGTGCATCCGTCTGCGCTTGATACAGCGGCAGGGATGCGATCCTTGGCCCGTTGTTCCTCACTCTTTCCAAACACGCTCTCCACTATTGAAACACCTGCAAGGATGAAAAGCATGGCGATTAAGGCAACCAGCAGTCCCACCCCAACGGTTTTGAGTGCGTCCATAAAAAAGTTATTCATTTCTTTCCCCAATTTACAAGGCAAAGGCCCAGCCAAGCAACCAGCCACCACAGCGCCCAGAAATGGGACTCCAAAAATTCAATGGTGGTCATGCTTCCCTCGCTTTCAGCATTGCGTCTGCGATTTTGTAAGCTGTCTTTGCAAGGTCTTCGTAAGAGGTGTTTACACCGATTCTTAGCATCGCCCTTGACGCAAAGTAATCCCTCAACGACATGCCTGTCATGTCAGTCCTGTGTGGGTTTGGGAATGCTTGTTCCATTTTTGTGTGCTCCATGATTTGTTTCTTGCGCCAGCCGCTGGTGTGTTCCCAGCTACCTTGCTTTAAAGATAGCTGTTCAAATGCTTCGTCTTCCGGGTCTTTCATGCTCTCTCCTCCAATGCAATAGCGTGTGGGAAAAATGGGTTGGCAATGACGGCCTCCAGCTTCTTTGCGTTGTGCAGTTTCTGTATGCGTGTTTCTAAAAACTCAGCCTTGCAAAAATCACCCTTCATCAAGTCCTCAACCCACATGGACACCGACAAGTCAACGCACCACTTGCCATAGGCAAAGCCGTTCCTGCTCTTGTCCACGCTACCAATGCCACGGGATTCCCAGTCGTGCAACTCCCGCAGTGCATCCTCGGTGAACGCAAGGCCAGCCACCGCTTGGCCCCTGGCAACTCGCCTGTACTGCGCCGCTCTCAGCGCATACTTTTTCGATATGCCCTTCAATTTAAAAAGCTTCATGTTCTCTCCTTCATCCGTTGAATCCGCTCCAGCCTCTTGTGGTGCGCCGTTACATACACGACATACTCCATATCTGAGCGCACAACATCCCAGTAGCTTCCCTCTGCCTGTGCTGGCTCATCCATAACGCCGTTGTCGGCATCCTGTCGGGCCTTGGCCTCAATGACACGCATCCGTGCATCGCCTACGATTTCCTTGGCCGTGTCAATGTCAAAGCTTTGCGGGGTCATCTATCCCCCCTCTCGTTCTCGTCCATCCAGAACCACAAGCGCATCAGTGCCACCAGCACAAGGCCGCCCACCATAAACCCAATAAACCCCAAAAGGATTGTTGTTGCGATTGTTTCCATCACGCTCTCTCTTTCATGTCCTTAATTGCAGTGACCATCAGCTTGGTTTCGGCTAGGGCTTTCAGCCCCGCTTCGATAGCTTCGTCGTATTCATGGTTCAGCATGTGGGCATGTGCTTCTTTCAAAGCGTTTTCTGCCATCATGCAGGGGTAGGCGTAGTCAACCATCAGTTCTCCTTTAACAATGACCATAAGTTTGTCCATATCCAGCCTCACAATTTAGGGGTAGTTCGGGAGCCCACGCGGGGCGTAGGCGCATACACAACTCAACGTACTCTTTGGCAGTTTCAGCCTCGTCCGTAGGTACGATACAGGCGATGGCGTCATGCACTGTCATCACCACTCTGTATTTCTTTGCAACCATCAGCATCTGCTCCCCGATCACGATTCGGGCCAGTGCTTGGCACACGTTCTCAATTACTTTGCCCCCATAGATTCGGTTGGGGATGATTGCCCTGCCCTTTTTGGTGTCGTAAACAATCTCGGCTTTGCCTTCCTCATTCTCATATAGGCGTAAGTTTGGATACCGCAGCCGCAAACCATTGGGAAGAATAATACCGCTGTCGCCCTCAACCTTTAACAGGTCATTCCGCCCTAAAGTTGCATGCTGTTTCTGTAGTATGGCCTTGAGGGCTTGACCCGCAGACTTCCACAGTTCGGGAATCATGGGATACGTCAGTCGGTACGTGTCAATAATCCTCTTCGCTTCCGTGAGTTCAATAGATACGCCAAAGTTTTTGAGTTGTGCTTGGAATTTTGCCGCGCCCATGCCGTATCCAGCCCCAAGAATCGTCGTTTTACCAACGAATCTTTCGTCTTTCGTGATATCTGCACTTGCCTTGCCATATATAGCAGAAGCCATGATTTTGTATACGTCCTCGCCACGATCAAATGCCTTTACTAAGTCGTCTTGCCCAGCCAGCCATGCCAGCGTCCTTGCTTCAATCTGAGATGAGTCAGAGTCCAGCATCACGTACCCTTGTGGGGCAACTATGCAGTATTTGAGGGTGGAGTCACGCCCCAAGTTTTGTAGGTTGATCTTGTCATCCCCACCCCAACGCCCAGTATGCGCGGCGTAGTACCGCAGGGGTACAGGCAATGCGCCTCGCTTGGCAATCCCAATGAACCGCTCGGTGCGAGTCTCCTCAATCGTTGACTTTGTGCCTAACCTAGCCGCCACAACCGCTTGCACTGCGGGGTCGTGGTGCTCCAACAATGCTTTAAAGTCCTCGTCGTTTTTTGCAAACGCATAGGTCTGCTTGCCTGTGGTCACACTCTTCTTCATGGGCGGCTCAACACCCATGCTTCGGAGCAAATCGGCAAACTGTGGGTTGCTCATCAAAGTGTCCTTGTCAAACTTCTTTAACAAATCAGCTTTTTGTTTCTGTACTTCTTCCAGATGACTAGCCAGCAGAATCCAATCCAACTCCAACACAGGGTCGGTAAACATCTGCACGGTCAAGTCGATCAGTCGCAGTTCAGTCTTGGGGAAATCTTCGCTCATGGCAAAAAACAAGTCCCAAGTCAAAGCCACATCGTTCTTGCAATACTCGCCATACCGGGCTAAATGTTCGGGGCTGAAGTCCTGCCGCCGTAGGTTTTTAGCTTCCTCTACCTCTGTACCCTTGACGCCCAATGTGTAGTGGATGGCTAGGGCCGCGAGACTCCCGCCAACCTCAGTCCCATGCAGGGCACGGCCCATGCTGAGAGTGTCCAACCATCCTTTGGGTTTGATGCCAAAAATCCAGTTTAGGATAGCGCCATCGAATGGTGCGTTGTGTGCAAGGGCTAGAGAATCTGCCCACTCATAGGCAATGAGGAACTGGTGCAACTCTTGATGGCTCCCGCTGTACCACACGGGCTCGTCATCGTTTATCTGTACTGCAACACCGATAACCTCAAACCTCGGGTCCCTGATGTATTCCTCAGTGGTCTGCTTGGCAAACCCAAGGTCACCGCCGTAAGCGGTCTCAAAATCAATGGTGAGGATGTTCACGCGAAACACTCCGATATAACATTTGTTAGATGCTCCAAGTTGTTCTCTCTGATGATGAGCGTGTAGCCGCCAGCTTTGTTTATGTCTCGGAGGTTTTTTAGTTGCAGTGCAGTGGCCTCGCCCTTGCCTGCTTTGGCTTCAATAGCCACAAACTTGCCGTTCACACAGCAGAGAAAATCAGGCACACCGCTGTTGCCGTAGCCAGTACCGATGGGCATGGCGTAGTAGACGTTGTGGGCTTTTAGGATTGCCTTGATCTTTGCTTTGACCTTGGCTTCAGGGGTTGCCATCTAACACTCCAATTTGTTTTCAAGCCCTCAATATAACACAACCTTTTACTTTGTCAATACCCAGACGAAAAAAAACCGCCCGAAGGCGGCTAGGACTTACCCTAACATTTAAGAGGGGGCGTGTTGCCCCCTCGTTGATCACATGCGCTTGGGTGCGGGGCGAATGAACCCTGCTATCTGCATAGGCTTACCGCCAGGGTTAGGTTCATCGTAGAACACCCTTTTACGCAACGCCTCTACGTCGTCATCCCTAAAAAATTTATCGGGCGTTAAACCTCTTACAGTTTCTATTGCTCGTTCAACGAAATCCAATTGCTCAGATAACGCCGCCTCTCTTAGGATGTCCTGCTGTACCCTAGTTAAAAGGGTGTGGTGTGGGTGGTTGAGTTTTTTCATGGTTAATTTGTTAGGTTGGGTTTTCGTTCTTCTCAATGGCTCGGTCGAGATACCACCGCGCCTTCTTCAAGTCCTCAAGACCATTGGTTGTGCCCTTGTGTCCCGCACGAGTGATGTACTTCACTACGTTGCCGATGTGATAGCCCAAACCTTTCGCTTCAATGAAGTCGATAGTCTCAATTCCCCCTATCTTGTAATGCGCAGGGTGATTCACTGGATCGGATTTTGGTGGGGCGTTCATCATCTCCTCATCTGTTGGACCTCCTTGCATCCGAATCTTGTCTGTGATGGATTCATTACTTGTAAAGATCGCCGCTCGCTTGAAGTTGAAGTTCCCTCTGCGTTGCTCCTTGCGCCCCTTACTAATCTCAAAGGCAAGTTCTTTTTTGCGTTTGTCCATCTCTTGCTTCACCATGTACGCAACCGAATATGAAGTCTTGAATTTACTCGCGGCTTCTTTAACGGTAGCCGTTGGGTTACCGTTGTAGTACTGACGCATCAGGGATGCGCGGGATACTTTTTTCACTTTTTTAGCTGTTGCCATTTTTAGCTCCTTGCTTTTGGCTGTTGATGTACTCGGTAAGAATTTCTCTCATCTTGGCTTGCTTTGTATATGGATATTTGGCGTTGAAATAATCCATCACCTCCTTCGATAGACGCAGGCTCGTGCAAAAAAGTGGCGGCTTCTTACCCAACCCCCGCCCCTTCTTTGGCTTTATCAACTTTAATTCTTCAATCCCTGTTGTCATTCGCTAACCTCCTTTGCTTCTTAAAAAAATACTTGATCACATGGTGGCTTACACCGAACCGCTCGGCAATCTTCCGCATTGATTCACCCTGCTTGTGTAGACTTAGTGCTCTTCTCTCGTCGATCAATGTGGGCTTGCGTCCGCTTCCTGGCCTTGCGCCGCCCTTCACTGTTGCTCCCTTACTTTTATCAGTGCGTCAGCCATTTGATACGCTTGCTGTGGTGTGAACACAATGTCGGTCGCCCTATTTGGGTTCGCAAGCATCCCTTGCATTGCAAACATTGCCATCAAATCCCGCAATGTCATAGTGTTTAAGTCGCTATCCATTTTCCCCCCGCTTTAGTTATTGCTTTCATCTTTTTTCCTCTCGGGTGG